TCGCTTTCGACAATGGCCACACTTGGGCTTGTTTGGATAGGCATTCTAAAACTCCTTAAAATTATAACATTTGGTGAATATTTTCACAAATATATTTAGCACTTCTCTTGTTTTGCACTTATTTAGACTTCAAAATCACAAGAAAACGCAATTGTCAAATATTTATATGTCATTGATTTCAATGAACCGTAACAAATAAATTTGACAAAAATAACCGCGCAGTGTTAGCATTAATGAATGGGTGCTAGATGGTAAATTCATGGATGCATCTTATAAGTTCTAATCTAAATCCAAATGAATCTACGAGCGAAGCGAGTGCGAACGAAGTTCGCTAGATTGTGCATTATCTCCCATTGATTACTACTTATGCACTATCCCTCCGGTCGCTGCCGTTGCGTATGGTAATTTAAACCATTAGCGAATTCGCCGCACTCGCTTCGTTCGCTTACCAGTTGAGATTTACTTCTTCTAGTTCATCAGATAATCCGTCTTGTATAAAACCGAACGGAGTCAAGGAGTCTTCCATCTCCTTTTCCTTGGCTAGATACATCTTATTTCTCATGCTTCTATCAGTAAGATCAACGAACCACGGTTGAGTTACCAACCAAGCGAATAACCATAAAGTTGCAACCATATCATCATGGAATCCATCATCGGCTTCCCATGTACCAGAGTCTGCTTGAACGAATGTACTTAGTTCGGTTATCGTATCGGCATCATTTACGATAAGTTGATTTCTCTCTACGATATCCTTCAAGTTTGCACAACCAATCCGTTTAGTCTTTTTGGTCGTTCTAATGCCAGGATACGGGTCGGCACCTTTCTTACCTAGTACGTCACCGGATTTGGTCCAGTAAAGATTCTCATATTCGTAGGTGTGAAAGAGTTCATCAGCCACCTGGGCACCAACATCATTGATTTCTACTAGAATAAATGCTTCATTATAATTTTTTGCCATATTGAAACAAATGCCCGCGTACATCAAAGGGGGAACTTCATTGTTCTTATATGTTGCGGCAACTCGATGCGGATATTCGGTTACGTCGAATATTGAGAATGCAGAGGCATCCAAATGACGACCTCTTGATACGTCAACAGTCATGGTATATACGCGATCTTTCTCTGGAGTTTTGTAGACCTTTAGCCCAGCGAATTCGCCTTCATATGTCTTTATTGGAATGTCATATGTAAGCGTTGCCATGGTTGTTGCTGACAGTAATTGTCTACTCGAACCCATGAACTCAGCAAGAATTTCCTGTGCTCCCTTTTGTTCACCCAGAATCGCCATCTGAGACTCGAACCATTTCTGATCTCTTCCAGGAGTTTGATACCAATGAACACGAACTGGATTGAAACCGTTTATTCCTTTTTCTGCATCAGACCAGAACTTGTAAAAATGATTGAAACCATTAGGCGTACTGGTAAGAATTACGCGGGCATCCCGTGAAGCCGTAATTGTTGGATATACCGACGTGAAGAATTCCTCAAAGGCTGTATTCTGAATGAACGCCATTTCATCGATATACAGAAGATTGATTGTTTTACCACGAATACCAGTACTTGATGTGGCAGCACCGAATAACTTTGAACCATTCTCTAGTTCAATCGATCTTCTATTAAAAACCTTGACGCCCATCTGCAACCACTTAGGAAGATTCTCATATGACATTCTGATACGTGATAGAATTTCATCGGAGGTTGCTTGCTTATTGGCGAGAACAGCAACAGACTTATTATCGTTGAATATGATATACCAAACGAAAAATGCAGCGGCAGTTTGGGTTTTGCCCTGCTGCCGGGCTGTTCGAACGATAGAAAATCTGTTATGATAATATGAATCGACCATCTCTTTCTGATAGTCGTACAATTCCATAAGGACTACACCGCGATCAGGGTGAACTACCTTGACGTACTTACATATAAAATATATCGGGTCCTGGGAACACTTGATATATTCATCAAGCATTTCCTCAGTATATTCGATGGGTGAATTTACAGGTCTAAGATTGGGGTTCGATTTAAAGGAAAGATGCTGTAAATATTCCTCAATTTGGGATAATTCTATCATTTATCCTTCTTACGCATATAGACCATGATAAACTCGGACTGAAAGAACAAATTCTATGAATGTTTTCATACTTTATACGGATTCTTCCAAGCGTCACCCGGGTCCCGGAATACGTCCTTTGCTTTTACTCGCCGGATTCCGCCGGCGAGTTCATCTTTATCCTGTACCTTGTGTTTGATAATATGATCACCATTCTTAGTATCAGTTTGAAGATACGTTGCAGTTCTAAGCGTATGCCCATTTTCCCTATGATAAACAGAATCTCCGCGTTTTAGCCCTGTAGCGGGTTCTTCCGGGTCGGTTACCCATTTTGCTTCTTTTACGAACTCTTTGAATGTTTTCATTTATTACCCAATCTCTCTGCGATTAGTTTATTAATATCGTTGCCTGAACCGACAAATATTGCTGTATTATTCATTACTGAGGCTTGCGTGGCCGCAGTCGGCGAACTATTGCCCTTCCGAGCGGTCTTTACGTCTTCTTTATCCTTACCTAGTTGCATTAGTGTTTTATTTAATGCAGCCATTTGACCAATAAGCCCACCAACCACTTCATATGCACGTGGATTCTCCGACTGTTCGGCCACGCGCAAGGCACCTTCTAACGCCATCTTACCTTGTTCCATGATCGAATATAAATTCAGACGAGCGTATGCAAAATCTGGATCCTCTGGAGTTTCAACTTCTTGAGGCATAATCGCAGACAAACTTAGCTCAGCAGAATGAATATCTGATGTTACTATGTTGAGCATCTTTTCAATTTCTTTCATAGTATCGTCCAGTTTGCAGCAATCGTATAAGCATCCGTCTTATTTGCTGTTCTTGGCACGACAACAGAATTATTTGTTTCCATTGGAGTACCGTCCATCGTGTTGATATTTGCAATCGTTTCCTTAATGACTCCAACATTATTAGAAGTCGGTCCGAACAGTTGAACGTCCATCGCAAACGTATATGTATCGATTATCCGTCTATTTGAATGAAGATCATCATAATTATCTTCATCAGTTATACTCAACAGAGTAACAGGTACGTCCATCGAGAAGTTGTATTCGGGAAGAAGCAAGTAATTTAACGCCAATGATGGAGTGAAGTAAGGAAGAATTTGTTCCTTAATCTGTAGCGAATCATCAACAGTCTTGCAGTATGCCGAAAGTTCAAATGTAAGTCTCCAAGGTGCAGGTGAACCCACTGTTTTTGGTACTCCACAGTTTATAAGCATATGATCGAAGTGATTGCCGATTTTCTTTCCTGCTTGATATTCCATTGATATGATATCAAATGAAATTCGAGGCAACTCCGCTTCGAACTTTTTCAGAAACTCGGGGTCACCTTGAATACGTTGTAACCACTGTTGTTTTCTGGCAAATGAAATGGGAACTTCAACGTTTCTGATAGCCTTTCCTGTTGATTCATAATCGACTAGATGAATTCCGGAGAAAAGATTACCGAATGCAATGACCGCATTACGTATCGATTTATGGTAGTAAGGATTATTTTTGAACATTATAGTAGACTATTGAACGGATCATTGTCGTTGAACTTGATCGGTCCAACCGCGATATTGAGTGCTGCCGACGAATCATATTGTAGAGGAGATGCATTTGAATGTTCTTGGAAAATCGATGAACCATCTTCCTGTAGAAGTCTAAATCCACTTTCCTGCATCAATTCGAAGTCATATTGATTTGTATTGACTAGATTGATTGCATCATCAAGTTCGGTAATACCCGTGGTGCCAACGTCATTAGCAAATTGATATTGTTCAGTGGTTATTTTGTAAGAATACGTCATCTTACCCAACTGGACAAATTGCCAATCGAAGTCTATATAAACAATATTATAAAGGCGTTTAGTAATCGGATCATATATCAAATCGCCTTCTTGCGGACGATCGCCACCATTCATCATGACGGAAGCAATCGCATCCTTCTCCACTGCCCATCTAGTAACCGATATTTGAAACACGATCTGGTTGCGAATTTCAAGACCGAACTTCGAAATCATTTCTTGTTGACCCTGGAATCCAGAGAACGAGTCCTGATAAATTTCAATCTCGATATGCTTGTCAAACTTTGAAACGACATCCTCACCTAACACTAGATCAAGATTCTGAGTTTGTCTTGGAAGATAGAATGCATTGAACCCCGAGACTTGTATGGCTTCCGTTACGATTCCCTGTAACAGAGTCTGTTCATTCACCGGTTGCTTATTGAAGTATGGATTGGCTAGACCTGCCATTCGTTATCCTAACATCATTTGCAATGGAGCTTGGTTATTGATCATGTCGGCTTCAAGTTCCTTGAGTGCTTCCGTGGCCTCTATCATGATGTTTTCGCCGTTTAGATATGCACCACCAGGAAGCGCCAGATCCTTGTACTTGCGAAGATTGTTTCCCCATTGAAGTTTTACCTTCTCTGTGGCATACTTCTTAATCCAGATATCATTATAAAGATCGGTATACGTTTCATCATCAACGATACGATATACTTCAATAACGACATATTGCCCAGGGACGACCTCGGCATTCCAATCA